TTTATGTTTTTGACTATAATAAGCGTACTATCCGATATGTATTGGTCCTCTCCGACGTTAGTGCGGAATGCTGTTGACTTTTACTTGCGGAGCATATATTGTTGCTTTATAGTGCTTTACGTATCCACACTTTTGGTGAAGAGGAGTATGGTATGGATGGGGACTGCTCTTCTTCCCGGTATCGCAAATTTGCTTGAGGCCGGCAAGACGTTTATAATGTGGCTTGGTAGAGTTAATTCCCTTGCTGCATGGTGTTGTTGTTTGTACGTTTTATCCTTTGTAAATAAAACAGCTGTTGAAGAACTCAAAATGAGCTTCACACTATTTACACGAATGTTCATATTTGTACACCACGTGAACATGACAGGATTGAGACATTCATTCCTTCGCTTTGATTGGAGAAAAGTTTCTGATCGAAGTTTACAACAACACCACACTCATCCAACGTTGGCGTCCCACAGAAACGCTGCAGGATTATTGATGAATCATTTTTGTGATCGCGTACATAAAAATCGCTTTGATTTGAGTTCCAATCGAAATCGAGATAAGACACTTGGAACACACGATTACTATTTCATCAAAGATACAGCGCGAATTCGGTGGTATGATAAGATGCCCAAAGATCGACTCGTAACGATGATGGATGTGGATTATTATTTAAATACTATACCACAGAAGTTACTTGGATGTCCTATGTTGTTGTATACTGTTTGTCCGCAAAGATTAGCTCATGAATCGAAAGAACGCACTTATCGGTTCATTAATGAAGATACCTTGGAAATGGTTATTCAAGGTGGCGAGCGGTATACACACAAAATTTATGACTATGATCGTTCTGTGATCTCATTACCGACTTGGTTCGGTTATTGGAATTACTATGTTGATAGGGTCCAACAGCATGACGAGAAATTCTTCGTGTTATTGACACCCTTCAGCTGGGTTTTTGATCCATTTCATTTATTACAGATCACTACAAGAGCGACAACGCCTGTTACCAAACGGGGGACATGGCTACACATGGTCACACAAAATCATGATGGATTGTATCGTCACATTAAATCCGTAGATGGCTTCTTAGATGCTTATCTGCCTCAAGCAGATTGGGAATCCTTGCTGGCGCTTTGGCCTTGTTGCCCTAATAAGAACATTGGCCAAGTGCAACGGTATTTCAAGGACTCAACTGCTAAGACAACTGTACGGTTTGCCTCGGTCATATATCGAGCTTTATGTGAGTATTACGGGGAAAATCCCGTCATTCAAACATATCCATCACGATTTGTTGTAGATGTCATTGATGAGAAAAGACAGATGGATGAGGGTAAGGACCACGGACAAGATTTGTTGGACCAACCCATCACCACATCCCCTTCGATGACTGTAAACGCATCCAAAGCTTCCGATAAATACACCGTCTCGGAGCGAGTTGAAAAAGTAAGGAATGATGTCGAACCACCGTTGGTTTATAACGAATACGCTAAGGAATTCATAACCCAATTAGTAGGTGATAAAAGAGGTCACCCTGTTCCATATTCTGAGGTCATTGAAAATCAAAACCGGCCTGTACAGATGCAACGCATCAATCAATATGTATACCCTAGAAATACACATCAGGTCGAAGTTGGAGCCTTTCAGAAAATGGAAGTCATACCTCTTAAAATCGGTCCCGCTCGTAATATAAGTGCTGTAAATATTGAACATAACCTCGCACTTTCGAGCTTTACTTATCCCTTCAAAGCTGCTGTCTTAAAGGACCTTGATTGGTATTCACCATGCAAACCACCACTGGAGTTGTCTGAATCTGTGCATCAGTATGCTCTACGCCACAATTCATTGTTATCGTCGGATTTTTCCAAATTTGACGGCACCATTTCACGATGGTTGCGTTCTAATGTTGAAAGAGCAGCATATGAACTATACTTTGAACAATGGGCTGAGTTGGTTAGTAAATTATGCATGGCGGAATGTACCGCAAAAGCTAAGACACGCTTTGGAGTGAAATATCAACCTGAGAATTCTCGGTTAAGTGGATCGCCCCTTACTACTGATGGAAATACTATGATTAACGCATTCGTAGCATTCGCTGCCCTCCGCAAAGTCGGGTGTTCACCAGCAGAAGCATTCAGAGACATTGGACCTAAAGCAGGCGATGACTCAATTGTGACCGCAAAAGTGCATAAAACACTTCTTGAGGTGTGTACAGATCTTGGACTTGAGGTTAAAGTGGATATAATTCGAAAGAACAAGCCTGTACCATATCTCGGGAGATATTGGATAAACCCATGGGTCACATTGACGAGCATGCAGGACCTTACGCGAACTTTGCCAAAATTGAGCGCTGTTGGGAGTAGACAACATTCCCCTGCTCAGATGCTGGCTAATAAGTGTAAAGGTTATTATGTCACTGATCCAAAGACGCCGATACTAGGTTGTGTCCTTAGGAATATTGCGCGTAAACATGGTTTTGATTTAAACGACGCTCCTAAGTTCGATCGCATCATCGGTACCGATCGCGAATTGGTTAGAAAATTCAGCGACGGACCTTATCCAAATGATGATGCCGACCAACCGCAACTAGTGGCGCTTACGGCTAAATTGTTGAACATTGAACCTGTTGACGTTCTTAACATAGAGTGGGATTTGGAGAATGATAAAGCTCTGTTTCCTATTCTGTCTACGGACGTCAAAATCGCCGATACGCTTTCTGCTGTTGTGAACGGTTGGGTAGTGGCACCGCCAAAAAGGCAATCGACTAATACGAAACGTGCAGATGAATGCAAACAAAAACGGGAAAAATGGCCAAAACGGTCAGCCCAAAAACGGAGGCGCCACAAACGGCGCTCCAATGCGGCGACGCCGCAACAATAAACCAAAACAAACCAACGGTGTACTCAAAACTTTGGGGTACGTGGGTGGCGCCATGCCTCTCTCGTATGCGATGGCAAATGTTCGACCAATTCAGAACTAAAAATGTCGTCATTCTGGCTCGGATTTTATCACTCCAATTACTATCAAAGCTGATATATCCTTGCCTAGTTCTCGAATTTTGGCAGAGTTTCCAATAACGCCTTCCGCATTTCCTGGAACACGACTTACGCAGTTTGCAAATTTATATGAGTTCTACAAATTTGTCAGCTTGCGTTTACGTTATGTCCCAGCAGTGCCGGTGACGTTGGCCTGTCAATTAGTATTATATGTTGATCTTGATCCTTCTGATGATGCAACTTCCATTACTGACTCAGAGTTCCTAATTCGCCAAGCAGTAGCGCAAACAGGAGCTCAGCAGTGGAATTTTCATACTCCAAAAGTCATTCCGATGGCTATGCGTGCTGATCAACAATTTTACTTCACTGGTAATGATCGACAAAATGTCAGGTTCACACAACAGGGAAAAGCTTATCTCATTCAAGTTACTGAAGCTGTTAATGTGTCTGGTGATCCAATCACTCGTGACATAGAAGCAGGTTCGATTTACTTTGATTGGGTGGTTGATTTTAACATACCACAATTGAACCCTGAAACGTCTTTCCTGACTGCAACACCAAGCCAATCTGTTAGTTACCTGGCTGGTGATATTTCTGAACCTTGGTCACCTTCTTGGAAACCCAGTGGCAATGCTATTTTGTCACCACGGACTTCTTATTTCGTAAATTTGCGTTATAAGGTCCCTAATGCTACTTGGGTTGGCGTACCAATATCACCTATCATCTCGGTTATTGTTAATGGAATCACTACTGGTACTGTTACCATTGATGGAGGCTCCACTGAAATTAGCCACAACATCGTTCCATTCATTGTTACCACTGACAATGATGGCATTCCAACACAAGATGTTGTTGTTTCTATGGGTGCCTCTACCGCTAGCAATTTCCTTGAGGTAGGTTTTACTTTAACGCCTTTGCGTGTGGGATCTGGCTTTGGTGCACTCGCGGGCTCCACGGTTGTTGAGT